TCATCTTTAGTATAGATAATAGTAGATTTATAATCTTCAATATCTTTTTTTAATTTATTATTTTCAACACTTAAAATGTCAATACAAGTTTGTAATTCTTGTACTTTTAATTTATATTTATCAAGTTCTTTTTGTAGAATAATACAATTATCATAACTGTTAGGCTCTTCATTATTATTATTATCCTTGATAGTATTATATAGATCCATTAACTAATTGATATAATAATTATAATTAATAATTAAATCAATTTTTACAGGGATATGGATATAATGAGTTTTGTTCTGCTAATATAGGTATTGTATTTAAAAATGCATAAAAATAACCATCACTCCACTGTTTATCAACCAAAACACATATTTTTTTATTTAAGAAATCTTCCTTGGTTGATAAATAATTATGTTTTAATGAACTTATATTAATATAACGGTTTATTATGTTATATAATTCTTTAGCATTAAAGAAATAATCATCTTCTAAATTTGTTTTAACATTAATCATATAATCTATAATACTTTTAAAAATTGGATTTTTTGGAGTGGTTATAATAAAGCCATTAAATATATCTTTAACTCCTCTGTTATTTATTACAAACACAGAATCATTATTTAATAAGCAGCTTATATTTGATTTTAATACACAATCAGCATCCATATAAATACCACCTGTATCATATAAAATACAATATCTCCATAGATCTATTTTATGCTGTATTCTTTTATAAGAATTAAATAAATTTAATACATCTTGGCCCCAATTTTTTAATAAATATGATCTAACTTCATCGTGCAAAAATATTTTCATAATAAAATCTTGTGGTAAATTTTTTTTTGTTTCATTAATTATAACATCTGGAATATTGCCATTCCAACATTGATAAAATAATTTTGGTATTTTACTCATTTATATTTATATTTATATTTATATTTATATTTAACATTTTAATAAAATATCTGCGTTCCCGATATTAAATTTTTTTATATTATCTTTTTGATCATTATCAAAACACCAATCAATAACTCTATGATATTGCCATGTTATGGAAGTTAATTCATCTTTAATATGATTAATAAAAATAAGCGTGTCTTCTTGTCTTGCATGTGAAAACTTGCTATTATATTCATTATTCTGATATGGCTCTGACATTTCATTTCTAGATAAAAAATAATAATTCCAATTTATTTCAGGATTTTTAATAATAATAGATGGATTTATATTATTATTAAAATGTAAGCAATTATAATTCCATTTATATTGTGGATTTTGCATAATAAAATCAAATGTAATATTATTATTCATTGATAAAGATGACATATCCCAATCATATTGTGGATTATTAATAACCATATTAAATGTTATATTAGGATTATGAGATAATGATGACCAATCCCAAGGATATTGCAAGTTATTTTTAACAATATCCCATGTAATATTTTCATTATAAGATATTGCTGACCATTCCCATGGTAGATCTATATTTGAAATAATATCTTTCCATTCAATACATTTGTGATTGGAAATTAATAGCCAATTAAAATTTTTTTGTTTATTTTCAAGAATAAAATCAAAAGTTAAATTGGGATTTAGTGAAATATTTTCCCAATCCCAATTTTTATTACTATTATCTTTTATATAATCTAATGTTATTGCAAGATTTGCTGATAATAGTGAATAATCCCAATTAACTTCAGGATGATTATTTATAATATCAATCGTTATATTTGGGTTTGCAGAAAAATTACAAAGATTCATATTAAAATATTCTTCATAATTTTGAATATCTTCCCATTTTAAATTAGGATTTTTTAATACTTCATATTTATCCCATTTAAAATATATAGTATCATGAATATCATCCCATGTAATTCTAGGGTTTGATGATAGGGCAAACCAATCCCAGTTTTTAATAGGATTATCGCGAATCAAATCAATTAATCTATATTCAGTTGTCATTATAGCATAATTAATTATTATTAATAATTAATTATATTATCAATTTTTTATTTTATGGGATATAGCAGAAACTGCTTTATCAACAATTTTCATATTTTGTTCTAATTCATTTAATAAATTATTTAAATCATTATTAGAATTAATTTTTCTATTTATAATTTTTGTTGGAGATATTGGTGTATCACTATCTAGTTTATCATTAGAATTTTTATCTAATATTTTATTTGGCGATAAATCTTCAGTATAATCATCTGTATTGTTTGCGATAACTGTAGGAGATACAGCTGATGGTTTTGAAGATCTATTTGACATTGCAATAGCTCCCACTACAGCTGTTGCTCCTATAGCTGCTTCTTCTTCTTCTACCCGAGTATTATCATCGTGATTTTCTACACTTTTTAAATTATTATGTTCTTCCATTTTATCAATATGTTCTTTTTGCACATGTTCCTGTGTATTTTGCGAGTGTTTATGTTTCTTTTGTGAATGCTTCTTTGCTTTTGCAGAATGTTTATGTTTCTTTTGCGAATGCTTCTTTGCTTTTGCAGAATGTTTATGTTTCTTTTGTGAATGCTTCTTTGCTTTTTTTGAATGTTTATGTTTCTTTTGCGAATGTTTCTTTGCTTTTGCAGAATGTTTATGTTTCTTTTGCGAATGTTTCTTTGCTTTTGCAGAATGTTTATGTTTCTTTTGCGAATGTTTCTTTGCTTTTGCAGAATGCTTCTTTGCTTTTGCTGAATGTCTTTTACTATTCAAAGGATCTTGTTTCTTCTTAGCCGAATGATGTTTCTTTTTCGCTGAATGATGTTTCTTTTTTGCTGAATGCTGCTTCTTTTTGGCAGAATGATGTTTCTTTTTTGCTGAATGATGTTTCTTTTTTGCTGAATGCTGCTTCTTTTTTGCTGAATGATGTTTCTTCTTAGCCAAATGATGTTTCTTTTTTGCTGAATGATGTTTCTTCTTAGCCAAATGATGTTTCTTTTTTGTTGAATGATGTTTCTTTTTTGCTGAATGATGTTTCTTCTTAGATGGAAGCTTCAGACTTTTCCTATCTATTGAATCATCACTACTAGTAAGATAATCCAGATCTAATATATCTGTTTTATGATTTTTTATATTACTATTTCCCATGTAATATAATATATTACATATTATTAATATTATTTTTTATATTATGAATATAATTAAATATATTATTTATACATTTTTTTATCTCTATTATTTTACTATTAATTATAATTTTATTGGTATCTTTTTTTATAATTAATAAATTAGTTTTGATTATTTTACTACATTTATTTATTTTTTTTAAATATTCTAATGTATTAATATTGTTTTGGCTTTTATTATCATATGTTTCTGTAGATGTTAATTGTTTTTGTGATAATAAATGGTCTATAATATTTTCAGCATCTATAATTAAACTATTAGTTTTAGCAATTTCTGTTTTAATTTCTTGAGAATATTCTTGATCTTTTTTTATAAATACTTCGGTCATTATATTATTTATTAGAAAAATTAAATTAAACTATATTTTAGTATATCATGTACAAGTTCCACCCTCTTCTTTTTCATAGCCTAATTGAGGCTGTCTGCAAACATAACTATTATCATTTAATATTTTAACAAATATAACATCACAAGGATCATTTTGAATATTATACTGATTTATAAAGTTATTCATGTATTTATTTATACTATAATTATTTAATAATATAGCATCTGGACCACCTAACCAAAAACGTCTATTAAAATATGTAGAAGGATTACAGTTTATATAAAATCTTCCTGATTCATGATAATCAATACCATTCATATTATGTTCTGGATTTAAATAAGAAATTTTAGAAGTATCTCTGAATCTTCTACCCCACGCATAACCAGGACATAAATGCAGACATTCCCAATTATCTGGTAGTAATGCAACTGTCTTATTTAATTCTTCTAAAAAATTATCAATTGGATAAAAATCATCATCACATATTATCGCATAATCAAATGTTGTTTTTTTAAACATCTCCATACTATTTTTAAATATTTTAAAAAATATATTAGCTTGAGTATCTGTATTTTTGTTTATTCCATGAGTTAAAATTACTGAAATATTATATTTGCTAAATTCATTTATAAGATTGGCTCTTCTTTTTTCTGATATAGGATTGTGTGATAAGGTAGTAGTTATTATTATTAGATTACTATTATTTAACATTTATTATATTAAATAATAAATATAAAATAATTTATATAAACTCATTAGACTAAACTATATTTCAGTGCATCATCAAGTGTCTCAATTGTGATTACATTAAAATTAGCATCAAGTAAAGAACTATTTCTCTCTTTAACTTTTTCTAGATGCATTTCATTTTCTTTTGGGATCAGAGCCAGTTTAACACCAGCTTTCTTTGCTCCTACTAGCTTCTCCTCTAATCCACCAATTGCTGTAACCTTACCATCTAGAGTAATTTCTCCTGTAATCGCAATATCATTTCTAATTTTCCTATTAAGTAAAATTGAATAGAGTGCTACTGATAGTGCGGTACCTGCAGATGGTCCATCTTTAGGGATCGCACCATCAGGACAATGAATGTGGAATCCTTGAGGTTTTGCTTTCCAAGCTGCAAGATAATCTGTTTGAGTTTGAGAATCTAAATGGTTCCAGGCAAGACTAGTTGCAACTTCTGTACTCTCTTTAATAACTTTCTTCAGATTACCAGTAGCTTTTAATGTCATTGGATTATGAGATGGTACCCAAACAATTTGAATTGGTAGAATACCTCCCACACCAAGTGATCCAGCATACATTCCTGTAATAAAACCAACTTTAGGTTCATTATGAATTTTTTCAGGTTGAATTGGTAGCTTGGATTTCATAAATACATTAATATGTTTATTAGATAATTTAATAGGAAAATTGATCTTCTTTTCTAGAACATCCGTATTCATAAGATTTGCAAGATTTACCTCTCTAACAATATTATAGAGTAGTGATTTCAATTTACGAACACCTCCCTCTCTAGTATATTTCTCAATCAATTTACTAAGAATCTTATTACTAATCTTAATATCATCGTTTTTTAGTCCTGTTTCTTTTAGGATAACTGGTAGAAGATAGTTTTGAGCAATATGAATCTTTTGAGGTTTCATCAGATATTTTGTTTCAATAGTAGTAATTCTATCTAGAAGAATTGGATTAACATTGTGAATGTTATTAAAACTAAAAATAATAGTAGCTCTTGAGAGATCAATATCAATTCCGTGAAAATACTTGTCTCTGAAATGGCTATTTTGAGCAGGATCAGTTAGATGAACCAGAATATTAGTAATTTCTTCTCCTTTTGGGGTTCTTGAAATCTTATCAAGTTCATCAAAATAAATAATTGGATTCATACACCCACTATTAATAATACCATTTGCGATTCTTCCATAAATAGATCCTTCATATGTATAAGAATGACCCTCTAGAAACGATGAATCAGTTGCGCCACCTAAAGAAATAAATACAAATGGTTTGTCCATCGCTTTAGCAATACCCTCTTTAATAAGGGTTGTCTTACCATTACCAGGAGGTCCCCAAATACCAAGTACATTACCTTTAGATTCAGGATTACGAATTTGCTGACCCATCATTTGAATGATTTGTCTCTTAGCGTCGGTATGACCCCATACTGCAGAATCCATAATTGTTTCCAAGTTTGTTAGGAATGATTGAATTTGTTCTTGTGAATTAATATTTTTAAGATCAATACCTTTATATTTTCCAAATGGAAATGAGAGGACTGCATCAACCCACGTTCTTAATTTATTATCGGGATGATGTGAATTAAGGAGTGTAATATATTGTTTCATAATATAATTCTTTTGACTAACAGGAATAGGGAATGACATTATTTCTACAAGTTTGGGTTTATCAACCTTCTTATAATTATTAATTTCAACAAGCTTACTATAGAGATCATTTTGTTCTATATTTGATAGTTTTGAATAATACTTTGCAATATCCTTTTCATCATTATCTGTTCCTACATTTTTAAAAACTTCCTTAATAAATTCTTTATGAGATTTTGATTTAACTTTATTTTTTAAATTTCTAGTAATTGTTTTGGGTTTAATTGGTTCGCTACTATCGGATTGAGTTGAAGGTTCATAATCTGGATCATCATCAACATCTTCATCAAGGGTTGTATTTTTATTAAGTGTAGAAAGCATATTTAGAAAAGTTGTTAGGGGGAATGTTGCAATTGGGATTAGTTTAGACTTTTTCATAGGTACATCACCATATAGACTATCTTGAAGATTTAATAGATAATCATTAAAATTATCTTCCATTTCAATTGTAATAAAATCATCAATAATCTTAATCATAAGAGAATATAATGCCAAGTTATATAGTTTTCTCTCTTTTGACATATTCTTATCATCTTTAATTAGTTGTTTATTATCTTTATATTCATCGCATTTATTACTAATAATATCATTAATATCTGGAGAGTATAGATTTTGCACATCATTCATAATAATTTCAACCGCCTCATTAATAAGTTCGCATTGTAAATCATTATTGTCAAACTTTCTTTTCTTATTAGTATTTTTAATGTAATTAATGTAATTATCTAAATCAGTTGTAATAATATTAATCATTACAATCTAATAATAATAAATATTTAAACCCCTTTCAATTCTAATTAAAGATTCTCGTTTATTTATTATATAAATTATTATATAAATTATAAATGAAATATATAATATTATGTGGAGGAATGGGTAAAAGAAATAATAATTATTCATTACCCAAACCATTAAATTTTATAAATGGAAAACATTTAATAGAATATATTATTGAAAAAATACCTTCTAATGAATTATATATTATATATAATACATATTTAGATACATTCAATTTTAAAGAAATTGTAATTAATAAATTCAAAAATAAGAAAATAATATTTTCATGTGTTGATTATTATACAAGAGGTCCAGTTGAAACAGCTCTGGTTGGAGTGAAGGAATTAAACATTAATAATGATGAGAACATATTATTTATTGATAATGATAATATTCACGAATTCCCTTTAACCAATAAAAATTATAAACATAATTTTATTTATTATAGTATTGATTATACAAAAACAAATTATTCTTTTATAAAAATTTCAAATAATAATATCATTAATATTGAAGAGAAAAAAAAAATTTCTGATAATTATTGTTGTGGGTTGTATGGTTTTATTAATATAAGTACATTTATAAAATTAGCAGAAAACTTATTAACCATTAATTTAAAAACAAATAATGAATTTTATTTTTCATTATTATATAAACAAATAATACAAAATAATGAGAGAGTTATACCAATACTAATAGAGAAAACAAAACACCTAGGAACTTATAATGAAATAACAGATGATATAATGGAGTTTAAAAAATTAAGAATATGTTTTGATCTGGATAATACACTAGTAACATATCCAACAATTCCTAATGACTATTCAACAGTTAGACCAATTCAAAAAAATATAGACTTGTTAAATAGATTAAAAAAACAGGGGCACGAAATTATTATTTATACTGCTAGAAGGATGCAAACACATAACTCAAATATTGGTAAAGTTGTAAAAGATATTGCAATGACTACATTCAAAACTTTAGAAGAATTTAATATAATCTATGATGAAATAATTTTTGGGAAGCCAATAGCAGATATATATATAGACGACAGGGCAATAAACCCATATGTCAACAATATATCATATTTTGGTATATTTTATAATGATGATGAATTTATAATGAATAAAATAGATAATAACAAATATAATAAAATAACTAAAGTAAATAATAATATAATTAAAACTGGATTAACTAAATACTCCAAAGGAGAATTATATTATTATCAGAATATACCAAAAGGATTATCTAAATATTATACAAAATTATTAAATTATAAAATTATAGAAGATAAAATTGAATTGTATTTAGAATATATAGATGGAATACCTCTTTATTATCTCTATAAAAATACTTTATTAGCAACTAAACATATTGATGATCTTTTTGATATTTTAAATAATCTACATACTTTTGATTATCCTATAACAATAAATAACAATATGGTTCGAGCCAACTATTTCTACAAGTTAAAAGATAGGTTTAATAATGTTGATTATAATTTTACTGATGCTGAATATATATATAATGATATATTATTAAATCTTGAGAAAAACTATAAATCAGAAACAGTACCTATAATACATGGAGATTTTTGGTTCTCAAACATACTCCTAACATATAATGATGAATATAAATTAATAGATATGCGCGGTAGTGTGTATAATGAGTTATCATTAAATGGTGATAAATATTATGATTATGGAAAGTTATATCAATCAATATTAGGTTATGATCTGATACTTAATAATAATACTATTAATTATGAATATATTGCTACTATTAAAAACTATTTTATAGAAAAATGTAAAAGTATTAATTTGGATATTGAATATTTAAGATGGGTGACAAAAGCATTAATATTTGGCACATTTGTATTTTTAGATTCTACCAAAAATAAAGATAAATTATGGGATTTAATAAAATCTATATAAATTTTTAATCTATAGGATTATATTATGAATAAACCTAAATTAGCATTACTATTCGCAGGAATACATTATAAAGAATATTATAATCATTTTAGGAATGGTAAAATAAATATAGATTTTCGCTATTATATTGATAATATAAAAACTAAATTAATTGATCATTTAGCAAAATCATATAATATTGATATCTTCATATGTTCAAATAAGAGTATTATAACTGATAAATTAGTTGCAGAATATAATCCAGTTAGTTATAGTTTTATAGATGATAATAGAAATACTAAAATATTAAATGTTTATAATTTATTAAATGATTATATTATAAATAAAAAGATTAATTATAATATAATTGCATTTACTAGATTTGATATATGTTTTATGAAAGATTTCACAAATATAGATTATAACAAATTAAATTTAGTATCAATATTAGAAAATAATAATCTAACTGATGATAATTTTCACCTATATCCTATTAAATATTATTATTCATTCTATAATATTATTAATAAAGAACTACATATGAATATCAATAATATATTAATTTTCCATAGTTTATTAGATAAATTTAGAGAAAGGTTCGAAATTAATTATTTATGTAATGAGAATACATGTGTTCAAAATTTATCATTTTTTAAACTACATTATTTCGATATACAGAAAGTTTTTAATATTAGTCAATATAAGTTTATAAATAATTTGCAGTATTATTCAATAAATAATGATGCTAAATTAGTGGTAAATGATACTAAGATTAATTTTAGTAAATTAAAAAAAAATATTTGTTCTTATGCGTGGTTTAATTATAATATTGATGAAAAAGGTGATTATAATATAACATTTGAAATATTATCAGATAAAAATATTAATTTTAATTTTATAAAATTTAAAGATAATACTATATCAAGTATTTTTCATATTAAAGAAAATCAATTAACAAAAGTATCATTTGATATACAATCTAAAATTAATAATAATAAAATGATTATTATTTTTAATAAATATGAAGATTTAATAAATATTACTATAACAAATTTAAAAATAACAAAAATAACAACATTAACTACACCTATTGTAAATAATATAAAAATAAATAATAAAATGATAAAATATATAAGATAAACTACTTATATTTAGTATAAAACATATTCAATTTATTTAATTTTAGAATAATCTTATTATAAGATAAATTATATTTATTTACTAATAGATCTATTAATTTATCTGTTTGCGGTGGCCTTAATTCTAACAACCCTTTAATATTATTATTAGGACAATTAAGAAAATATTTTTTAGCCACTATATAATCATTTATATTAATATTTAATTTATTTAAGATTTCGTATTTATTTTTTTTATATAAATCATATATTTGGTGATTTGACATATTAATATTCTTTATTGGATTTGTACAATAATCACAACCAAAAAATACACATAACTCAACAAAATCCTCATAATTAATTTTTAGTGTGTCCAATATATCAGATAAATTAATTTCAATTAATGGTTTATTAAACGATAATATATTTTTAATAATTTTAGGAGAACCAAATGTTAATATGTCCATGTCCTCTGTCAATACGGCATATACTAAATTATTCTTACACAGGTATGCCAATTCAGAATCTGCTTCTTGTGAAGCATCTATAAATGGTACTCCCATTAGTGTTAATAATTCACGACAATCATTCATATGATCTTTTGTAATTGATACACATCTTTTAAAATATTTTATCTGATCAACTTTATTTTCTGCTTGGTCATATTGTATTAATGCTTTTGTTTTTAATTCTCTTCTAATATTTAATATTTTTTTTTTTATATGAGGTGGTCTTCCATCAAAAACAAATACTGGAATAATATTATTATCTATTAATATTATTGTCTTATTTAATAATCCAACAATATGCGATATTACTTGTCCATTTCTATTTGTAATATCTTTACCACTATTACGAATTGATATTACAGATTGATATAATAAAATCGATATATCGATAGCTATTTTTTTACCATTTAATTCATCTCTATTTTTTTCTTTAATAATATTTGGATATGCATACAAAAATTTAAGTAAGTTTTTTATGCCCATAATTGGTATAATTATATATAATATTTTATCTTTAACATTTTATACATAATAAAGATAAAATATTTAATTTTTTTCTAAGTTTAGTTATATAAATGAATAATTATCAGATGTTATTTCCTATTAATACAGTTATATATGGAGACTGCTATCAAAATGCTGTAAAAAACTTTGTTAAATTAAACTATAATCTCAAATTACAAGAACTCTTTTTAGCTGATCAAGAAAAAAGATATAAAATTAATATGAAATACAGCAGAGCTGATACTCGTAATCGTGTTGGTTTTGATGTATATCAAGTTCCTAATAATTTCTCAATACCAGTTGTTTCTAATAACTTGAGTTTATCTGATTTGAGATTTTGGAACCCTTATGCTGGTTTATACTACAATGGCCTCCCCTACTCTTTAGGTATGCCAATTATTATGCCTTAAAATAAATAATTATAAGTAGTATCTAATTTGGCTATTCTTATTCTAAAATAACTATTTATTTTATTAAACTCTTTTATCACCGCATTACTTTTTTTTAATAATATTCTGAAATTTTTCATTGTTTCTTGCTTTTCTTCTTTTGTCCAGTCATATAATGTTCCATTGTCATTTACCCCCAAATAATATATAGCTTCATTATTTCCTTCAACAAGACGCCATTTCATTTGTGTAATTAATTTTTCACGCCTATAATTATTTAGATTAACTAAATATCTTTTATATTCACAATTACCTTCATTGTTTTCCGGTTGTAATTTATGGTCCATTCTTATATATAATAATATATATTTATATATAATAATTGAATTAAATACATATAAACATAGATAATCTTATAATATTAATGTCCAGATTATGTTTTTTTCACACAGATACTAATAATCTTCATCAAACTAATGATGATGTATCTAAAAAAAATCTATATTGTTTTGCACGTCTTGTTAAATTATCTTATGAAATAGGCCATATGATGAATGGCAAATTTATTAGTGAGAAAAAGGTAGAACAAATTGTAAAACCAAGATCAATGTACATTTCAGATGAATCTATCGTAATACACGGTATTACTCAAAAAGCAGCTGAAGAAAAAGGGTTGGATCCTGAAATTATTATAAATCAATTTAAGGATGATATAAAAAAAGTAAATTTTATTATTAGTCATAGTATTGATTTTCACTTGAAAACTCTTATAGCCGAAGCATTAAGATATAATATAATGATAGATTATAATAAATATATTATAATAGATACAATGTCATTTCATCAATCTAATGAATTTGTAAAATTAAAAGTTTTAAATAAAAAATTATTAAACAATAAAGGTACTAATAATATTAATATGATTCAAAATGTATTTTTTAAATTGTATAGTGATTATTCTGCAAAATTAAACTAATATGCTTAACAATTCATTTTTTTTAGTAGAATATTCGTTTGATAGATCAATTATTTGTTTTTTGCTTGCAGGAAATAAATCATTTAGCGATTTATCTTTTTTTATCTTATCATATGTCATTACATTAGGATCAATATCTTCTAATGATGGTGGTTTAACAACATTATCGGTAAATACAAATGGAATTGCATTATGACAAGATTGATTATGCCAATTCATATGATATTTATCACACTCTTTCTTTTGTGAGAAATCAACACACTCTTTATTATTTCTTCTACATGATCCTATTTTATTATTTTCTTCTTTACATAAATTATTATCCCAATCATTTTCTCCATCAACAAAAAGTTGTTGATTTGAATTTTGATCATATAAACTCATATTACAAGCTTCATCTTCTAATTTTTGATATTTATATTTAAATTTTCCTTTATATAAACCATCATTATCTTCATCATATGATTTTTTAATTAAACAACATTGTCTTTTTTTACTAGAGTTTTCAAATGAATCTATAATATTAAAACATTTAGTACCTAAAAATAAATAAATTAGTAATATAATTACAACTATTAATAATATCATTATATTATAATATATAAAATAAATAATAAATTATAAATTTTTATATTATTTTTGTGTAAGAGCTACAAGTTTGTAAATTTTATTTTTATAAGATTCCCAATTATTCCTCCATTCTACAGATGCATCTACATCTGCTGGTGAATCAAAATTTGGCGATGCAAATAATGTTGCAATACTCATTAAAATTGTACTGACACTATGCGAAGGCATCCATCTCTCAGCTAATGATTCGTATTTATATTCATCAACACCTTCGTGTAAAATACTAATACATACCTTACCATCCTTATAAAAATTCGGATGAGGTATTTGAGTAATAAATTTAAATTCAGGTGGTTTAATTGGATACTCTTTTGGAAAAAATAATTGTGCTTTAAATATCCCTCCTTCAAATAGAGTATCAACAGATCCAAATAATATTACATCCCATACAAAAAAATTATTTTCAGACGGCATTACATTAAACATATAGTTAGGTTCTTTTAATAATTGTTTATATTCAGATTGTAGTCTTTTTAAAGCCATTATTACTAATATATATAGTATATTAGTAATAAATAAAAAAATCAA